TATAGTGACAATTGGGTCGATGGACATATAACCTAGAAACAGAAGTCTTTAAGGTGTGGTTTCTACCCAAAAAGAAATGGAGGTACCGTTTGGTGTTCTACCGATTTAAGTGAACACCCCACAGTTGTTGGTGACGATGGAAAAATTGGAACCAAATATTTCGGAGGGTTAAACAAACCCTGACCTAAGCATGTAGTCCCTTATGGGTAGACTGAGCAAGACGCGGGTTCAAATCGGACCCATTCAACAGTGATGTTGAATTAAAAATCGGATGAATTCAGGGAAAACTAAGTCCTTCGGGATATGTCAATCCTGAGCCAAGCCTGGTAGGAACAGGAAGGTGCAGAGACTAGTGGGTGGTAGACGCTTCTACCGTAATACCACAATAGCGTCCGACATCTCATTTGAGATGATGATATAGTCCACACATCGTAGAAATACTTTGATTCGAGCGAGTCCCGCCACCTCCACCATTGAAAAGGGTCCTTAATTGGACCCTTTTCTTTTTTCAAAAATTAAATCAAAAATTTTAAGTAATTCATTTTCTGGCATATCACCTTTTAAGTGATTGATTGCCCGAGAAATCCATTGAATGTTTCCGTTAATATAGCCTTTTGATGAATCAATTCTATCTAATGACGCAGAAGTTATAGGGTCTTTTTTTATTTTACCATAACTATTAATTTGTAGTTTTATCCCCAAATAAGGGCAAATCCCATTTTGGGATTCCCATACTTGTTTTAAATCTTCAATTGAAACATTAACTTCTTTATTTCTTTTATTAATATTTCTATAGTGGTATTTGAATTTTGTAAATTCATCTTTTCGGTTTCCTGAGTGTTGTGATATATTATAGTCACTTTTTTTCTCGCCAAAATTTTTGAAGTTATTCTTCCCAACACAAGTTCTAGAACAAAAATTTTTTCTATTAATTTTTAAATTACGAGTTATCTCGCTCAACGGTTTTTCAAATATAATACCACAATTATCGCAGGTGCAACTTCCTATTTTTCTACCTTGATGTTTCATACGTATAAATATAGTGTGGAGGTGGAAAAAATCAATGGAGATGAAATTTTGAATATTAATGTATTCATATTTTTTTATAACCCCCCTTGTCTATTTGACACTTTATACTATATTTATTTAACTAATAAACAAAATTCTTTACACTATGAAAAACGTAATTTTCGCAATCTTCGCAGTAGCCATGTTGGCATCTTGCAGTAACACTTCTGAATCTGTATCTACCGATACGGCATCTGTTGACAGTTTAGCTGTTGACACTACAGTTGTTGAGTCTGTAGATACAACAGTCTCTTCTGAAGAAATCAATGCAGAGTTAAATTAATCTTTAATTCTTTCTAAAATTAAAAAGGGGTCATTGACCCCTTTTTTTATTTGTTATAGTTTTGGTTTGTTTCCCAACCATTGATTTTGTAACAAAGTGTACCGCCTCGTCTTCTTGTTTTCTAATAATTCACATAGTCAAATATTTTCTAATAAAAATTTTATAAATGTGATAAAATACAAATCCGTGCCGTATATTTGTATTGTTAAACCACCACACACACCATGACAACAAACAAAACCTTCATCCTCGACAAAGTAAAAACCTACAACGGTTCAAACGACTTCATCCGCAAAATGAGCGAGTCTCTTCACAAGTGGGGTCGTCTCACAGACAAACAATATGAAGTTGTTGAAAAACTCGTTATCAACGAAGACCGCACCAAAGAAGTTGATATGGAGTCTATTCCCACCGAGATTCGTTCAATCCTTGAATACAACGGTCAGACCGCATTTATCGTGGACCTTAAGACCAAATACTTGACCTACCGCACCCTCTCTGAAAAACAAATCCAAAAAGGATACGAGGCGGTAAATCGTGAGAAGGCAAAAAACTCTCAAACCACCCTTAACCTTAAATTGGTAGGAAACACCATCAAGTTGGGTCGTACAATCGCCGAAAAAATCAAAAAAGTAAAAGGTTTGGAGTTCTTCCCAATCTTGGTTGACGTAACCGAAGTAATGGTAATTAGCGACAAGGCTTTCAAATTAAAGGCCAAACTCACCAAAGAAAACGGAGGTATCTGCCGTTGTTGCGGAAAAACCCTCACCGATGAGATGTCTCGTCTGACTGGTATCGGACCAGTATGTTCAAAGTACGTAGGTATTAAACACCCCGAAACCAAACTTGACCTACCACAGTACCGTGAAAGTATCAACAAAAAGATTGACGAAATCGGTGAGTTTGAATTTTGGATTCCAAAACGTGGAATCGTACAGTGGAACGGAAGTGCTGGTGTGATGTTGAAGTTCTAATAAAATGGGGGAGAAATCCCCTATTTTTTTTAAAATAAAAAAGGGGAGTTACCTCCCCTTTAAATGATTAACCACATTTATGTATTAGTCTTGAGTGCGTGATAAAGTTTCACCGTCTTCTTCATCGACTTTTTGAATCAACATCTTATCTCTGTCTTCTGAGTTGAACCAATAGTCAATAACTTTATTAAGGTTACCGACAAAGGCACCAAATAAAATTAACAACATCTCTTTCCAACTTTCTTGAATTTCAATTCCAAAGAATACTGCCGAGTTTATACCTAAAAGGATGAAGAAAAAAAGGAATAACACAACCAATGTAATTTTCCAACGGTTAGATTGCATTTGTTGTAACATGTAGTAGAATCTATTCTTATCATCCACTTTAACGTATCCACTACCACCAGTAAGTATATCTTTTAAATGTCCCATATTATACCAAATCAACAGATTCTATTAATGTATATGTGAAAGAATTTCCATGAATTGCAGATGCTTTTTCACACAACGCCATAAATTTATCAAAGTCAGTTACTGTTGAAAAAACCTGACAACCCTCAGACCAGTTTTCAACATATGTTGAAGTTCCTGTTGCTGATGAACGGTGGATATTAATACCAAAAATACCCTCAGCAATTTTTGTCTCATCATAAGTCATATCACGGTTTGGGTCACGATAAACTTTAACGGGTTTAGCTTGTTTTAGAGCCTTGTATTTACCCTGGTGAAGACCGATAGAGTGTGAACCTCTGTATTGACCCTCAACTAATCTTGCAACACCAGCAGCGTTGTGATATTCCATAACACCCTTTTTACCAGGGTCTGTCGTTGCATTCCACACATGGAATTGCCATTCACCATTTAGTTTATAAGAAACTGTGATTTTGTCATCAAATAAGTTCGTGACTTTGTTTCCTGTCGTTGAGTTTCTCACCCCAACAATGTTTAGGTCATAGTCTTTAGTCCCTTCGAACCAAGCATACCCTTTACCTTTTACGGCCTTTTCAATTTGTTCCCTTGTGTACATAATTAAAATTTTAGTTTATTTATTTATGAATAAATACTTTTTGATTTGATGAAATCATTTTGTATCTTTGCATAGTAATTAAAAGACATGGACAAGGTACTAGTATTAAATTCGGACTTCACACCGTTAAATGTAACGTCACTTAGACGTGGTTTTATCTTGGTGCAAAAGGGTCGTGCCGAAGTACTAAAAAAGGGTGACGATATTGTTACAACTATTGGTAATTTTGTAAGACCAATTATTATCAGATTACTGAATTTCGTTAGATTCAGACCAACCAATTTGAGCGTTTCTCGTAAACGTTTATTCAAACGAGATAATTTTCAATGCGGATATTGTGGTTCACAAAAGAATTTAACGATTGACCACGTAATTCCTAAATCACGTGGAGGAAGTAATGGTTGGAATAACTTGGTAACATGTTGCAGTCGCTGTAATAGTTTTAAAGGAGACAAAACTCCTGAAGATGCTGGTATGAAACTAAAATTTAAACCATCGGTTCCAAACATATTCTCGAGAGTGGTGGATGAAAATGTAGAAAAAGTTTGGAATGAGTTTGATTACACCTTTTCTTAGTACTTTTTAGTACTTATATTTGTGTAACAATTGCCGACGTGGTGTAAAGGTAGCCACGAGGGACTTAAAATCCCTTGGACAGTGATGTCCGTGCCGGTTCGAGTCCGGCCGTCGGTACAAATTTTTTTACTATGAACAAATTCAAAAAATACTTCGAGTTCTCAGGTACCATTAACGGTACAAATTATTTTTTACGTAATATGTTAGCTTACGTATTGGCAGCCTGCTTTGGTTTTATGACTGGCTTTGGTGCTGGCTCAGGAAATACAGGTTTAACAACCGTTGGTTTATTGTTTTTGGTACCGATTTTGTGGTTTTCATTTACAACAATATACAAACGTATGAACGCATTGTTTCCTGGTGATGCTACAGGTTATACTATTGGATTAGTAATTCTCCAAGTTCTTGGACAATTTTTGAATAGTAGTCCCACAGGAGCTTTGTTTACACTTATATTGTTGATATTTGGTTTGGTTCTTATATTTAAAAATTCGAATATACAGACTCACGAGGGATAGTATAATTGCCGAAGTGGTGAAATGGTAGACACACGACACTTAGGATGTCGCGCCTTACAGCGTGGGGGTTCGAGTCCCTTCTTCGGTACTAAACTGTGTGGTAGCTCAGGGGTAAGAGCAGGATTCTTATACAATCAAGGTCGCGGGTTCGATTCCCGCTCACACAACTGTGGAATTTTCAGAAAAACATATTAACTCACTTTTGAAATCAAGAAATTTGGATTTACAAATTATAGAAATACAATTTCAGGATTGTTTTGAATATGATGGACAAAGTGGTGAGTGGGTTCCGAATCCAATATACATTTTGAAGACTGATAGAACCCTAAACTTAAACGAAAAACTTGATGTGACTTGTATAATCGAAGAATTTTTTCATTTCAAAATACTGTTTGCTAATGACAGTGCAGTGTCTGTATACTAAATTTAATCTATGGAATTATTAAACACCCACCCAATCAAAAAATCTGACTTAGGTTTCCACGGTAATCTATTCGGAGGAAAACTTCTTGCTTGGATTGACGCTGCCGCTGCTGGTTATGCAATGCAACTTTGTGATACTCCAAGAATGGTTACGATTTCAATTGATAAATGTTTTTTTGAAAAACCTGCCAAAGAAGGTCAATTAATAAAAATTTACGGTTCACCTAACAAAGTAGGTCATACATCTGTTTCAATGTATATGGAGTGTCGTGCACACAATGTGTATACAGGAGAACAAAAAGTTGTTTTAAGAACCCATATTAAATTTGTAAGAATTGATGAGGAAGGGAATCCAATCCCAATAAGTGAAAGAGCTAAAAACAGAGTTACAAAAATGATTCAGGGAGAATCTGTAGCAGAGGATAAAGTCATATGATACGTTTTTCTAAATATTTTTGGGCTTATATCATATCCATAATGGGTGTTGTTATCTGTATGGTTGATTCCCCTTATCCAATATTCTATGGGTTTATAGGCGGTTGGTTTATAGGAATCGGACTAAAATTGGCCCGAGAATCAGGAAAAGAAAATTAAAATTTGACATTTAAGAAAAACTTTCTATATTTGTAGAGTATTTAACAATTAACACTATGAAACGAATTCAACACATTCAAAATTGTCAGATGGCCAACGTAAAGTTTGCGTTCTGGTATAATTTTGCAAGTTGAGTTCGGGTGTTTTAACACACATAGCCTACAGGGAACCCGAACTCACAAAGTTCGGGTTTTTTGTTTTATGGGCCTGATGTCGACGGCAGACCGTCTGATTTGCACTCAGAACGAATGGGTTCGATTCCCACAGTGTCCACAAAGTTGTTCTTTGACATATTGGTAGCCTTTTGGAGAGGTAGCGCAGATGGTCAGTTCGCGCTGGTCTGAAAAACCAGAGATGTGAGGTTCGAGTCCCACCCTCTCCACAATTTATTGGCATTTAGCTCAGGTGGTTAGAGCGTCTGACTGATATTCAGAAGGTCGTAGGTTCGAATCCTACATTGCCAACTAAATTACCCTCTCGTCTAACGGCAGGACAGGTGGGTTTGGTCCACCTAATTGGGGTTCGAATCCCTGGGGGGTAACATTTGGTTCTTTGGTGTAATGGATAGCACGAAACACTACGGATGTTTTAGTGAGGGTTCGAGTCCTTCAAGAACCACCAACTGCGTCAGTGGTGAAATGGTATCATACTGGTCTCCAAAACCAATGTTGGGGGTTCGAATCCCTCCTGTCGTGCAATTTGGGAGTGTTGAGCAACGGTTGCTCAGCGGACTGTAAATCCGTCGCCTTTCGGCATTGGGGGTTCGAATCCCTCCAATCCCACACAATCCTCCTTAGCTCAGTGGTAGAGCAGAGAGCTGTTAACTCTAAGGTCGTAGGTTCGAATCCTGCAGGGGGAGCAATCGGCGTTGTAGTTCAGTGGTAGAACGTCTTTTTCATATGAAGAAAGTCGGTGGTTCGATACCACCCAACGCCACGATTAAAAAATTTTTACTATATTTGTACTATGAAAACTAACAGAAAAGACTTGTTGTGGTTCTTACAGAATATCCGTAGGAAATCTGAGGGTAAAGAACTCACAGATGAAGAGTTGGTAAACCAACTTGCAAACTATATGGAGACAAACCCTGGTTGTGTTGATATCAAGGGAGTAAGTCATCCTGGTAGATTTAGTTATTCAACTGTTGGGTATGGGGTCTTCTCATTGATGGGTGAAAAATACCGAATGGGTAGGATTGAAATATTTGACAGTGAAGACGAGTCAGGTTATGCTGTTGATGAGGGTATCTACACAATGCCATTCGTTGCGGCAAATCAATTTGAAGATTTCATGGAGTCTTTGGAAACCGATTTACCAATCAACATTGAGATTGGTTCTCATAAGTGGTGTGAATCTGAATGTGCTAAGTCACTTGGATTCAAAGACTCTGAAGAGATGAGTGACTCTGAAAAAGTGAAAGAATATCGTAGAAAGAAAAACGATGACTTTGCACGTGAACAGGGTTACAAAGATTGGGATGACTTATTGGCAAACAGTAAGTGGAATAAAAAATCTGACTGATAAATAATTTATCGGTCAAACTTTACAAAAATACGGCTCAAATTTGGTCGTTTCTGAGCTATAAACTCAGTCTCTTTGAGCCGTAAATTATGACCTCGTAGCTCAATTGGTTTAGAGCACCTCACTTTTAATGAGGGGGTTTCGGGTTCGAGTCCCGACGGAGTCACAAAAAAATCGTATTGTACCAAAAGGGAAAAAGGTGATTTGGCCAATCATCACAGGTTAAGCGATATCCTGTAATTTGCATCCTTAGCTCAGTGGGAGAGCTCTTGGCTTACATCCAAGTGGTCGGTGGTTCGAATCCATCAGGGTGTACAATGGACCCT